AATTAGAACCACCAGTAGTAGCTGTATTTACACCATACCAGCCGTTACGACCATATGGATCAGGTCCAACACTAAAATTCTGACTGTCGGCGTATAGCTGACTGCTAAGAAGTTCTAAGTCATATACAATAGAGGCTACGGGTGTTTCGCTAACTGTTCTAGTTTCTAAATAACCTTGGTCGTCTGTTCTAATAGCGAAGTGAGAATTAGTTGGTGTTCTTCCAAAAATAATAGTATTTGACATCTTTATATTATACTGGGAGATTTTAATCTTGCGTTAAAATATTTTTTAAAAAATGTATTGTACTACAAATGAATACTCTTGAAGATTACACACTAGAAGAACTAAAAGAAAGTCTAAATGGTATGTATAATAGAACACGTCTAAAAAAGAAGTATATTAACATAACCGATAAAAATGAGTTAATAATTTTCATAAAAAATCTAATCAATAGTTAGAGATGCCGACTAATAATAAGGAATATCAACGAGAGTATATGAGGGAATACAATAGTAAGAGTCCGCTAGAATACTGTCAAATATGTAATAGAAACTTTAAAATTGTAAATAGAAGGGTCCACAGCAGATCCGCTACCCATAAACTACTTAGTAAATTTATAGATAGTTTAAAAATGATTTAGATTATTCTATATAAAAATCTAAATATATAATATAAGATGAGTGCAAAAGTAAAATTTATAGAAACTATCGTTGATAATCTACAAAAGAAGGGATTGGCTGATTCGTCTATTAAACTATATATACGAAATCTTCAAAAATTAAGTCCTACTAGTGAGTTTAGTAATTTTAACTTCTTAAAGAAACCAGAAGATATTATAAATAAAATAAAAGACCTAAAAGATAATACAAAAAGACAATATTTTATAACTATTGTTAGTGTTCTTAACTCTTTCGGTGATAAGTACAGGAAATTGGCGAATACATACTATAAACATATGACTGATATTGTTACAAAAATTAAAGAGGTTCCTACAGATGTTAAATCTAAAACGCAAAATGAAAACTGGATCAGCCAAGAAGCCGTAGAGAATATTCACAAAGACCTAGAAAAAGAATGTGGACCGCTCTTTAAGAAGAAGGTTTTAACCGAAGAACAATATAATAAATTATTACATTATGTAGTATTGTCTCTATATGTTCTAATACCACCTCGTCGTAATCTAGATTGGACTAAAATGAAGGTGTGTTTTAGTGGTGATTGTAGTGATAAATCATATAACTATTTAGACCTAAAAAATAAGAAGTTTCATTTTAATATATATAAGACGGCTAAAGAATATGGTGAAACTATTCAAGATATACCACAATCTCTACTAGATGTATTAGTTAAATTTATAAAGTTTAATCCACTTAAGGACGGAAAAAAGACAATACCACTCTTGGTTTATTACAACGGAAAGACACTAGACAATTCTAATAGTATTACTAGAATTCTTAATAAAGTATTTGGCCGTAAAATATCTAGTAGTATGTTAAGACATATCTATTTATCGTATAAATATGGTGATGAAACTAAAGAACGTATGAAAGACGCTAAAGAAATGGGCCATTCAATTAGAACTCAGGGTGATTATATAAAAGATGTATAATATATGGATAGCGAACAATTAGAAGAATTAATAGGCTTACTAGAAAAGATAGACAGGCCAATAAGTAAAATAAAGTTGATTAGATTATTAATATCATAATTTTTAAATATCTAACTATATTGTAAATGAGTGATTTTACGGAAAGCTACAGAGTTTGCATCCCGTCGTATCGTAGGGCCGAAACGTTAAAGAAGAAGACGCTAAGAATGTTAATAGAATACAATATACCTAAAGACTTGATTTATATTTTCGTAGCGAATCTAGAAGAACTAGAAGAATATGTAAGAGTATTAGGAAAGGAATGGTACAGAAATATTGTAGTAGGTAAAAAAGGTATGGCTAATATACGTAATTTTATTACAAACTACTTTGAGGATGGGGCTAATCTAGTGATGATTGATGATGATATAACTGATATATATTGTTTTGATTCTAAACTCACAATTTTGGGCGAGTTTATAGAATGGGCTTTCGAATTACTCCTAGAAAATGATTGTAGGCTCTGGGGTATCTACCCGGTAAATAACTCATATTTTATGAAACCTACTATTACTTTGGGGCTACAATATGTTTGCGGTGGGCTCTACGGCGTAATTAACAATCGTAAATTACTTGTAGATATTAATGATAAAGAAGACCATCTAAGGAGTATTCAATATTTTCTAGAAGATGGTAATAATATGAGATTTAATTATATTGGTATCGATACTAAAGGTTACTCGGGTAAGAATGGTGGTATGAATACCGTAGGTGATAGAACAAACGAGATAATTCTAGAGGCTTCTAATAAACTTGTAGAAAGATATCCCGAATACGCTAAATTAAATATGTGTAAGAAGAATTGTAAGCCGGATATAAAACTTACAAGAATTATAAATAAAGTTATCAATATTGACTAAAGCCTCTATTAGAACATAAAAAATATAACAATAGTATATAGAATATATGAACTATTATTATAATAAACTAAATAACAATAATATTAGCAAGGAAGAGGCTGATATTATTAAGTATAGCCCTATGGGAGACGATACTATACGTTCTTACTTTCCCGACGCCAAAATATTACTAGTAAGTGAGCTAGCAAACTATAATAGTATAGATGAATTATTACCTAGTAATCCAGATTTTGTAATTTTATTATACCAATCTAGTCCCAATAACGGCCACTGGGTATTACTAAGTAAATATGACGATACACTAGAATACTTTGATAGTTATGGTGGTGTTATAGATAAGCCCCTAAGCTGGACTCCAATAGGTATTAGAACTAAATTAGGAGAAGGCAAACCACTACTAAGCAATCTATTAGAAAATACAGATTATGACTTAATCTATAACGCTGTGAATTTTCAAGATAAAAAAGATAATAAAATATCAACTTGTGGAAGATGGTGTAGTTTAAGATGGAATACAATTAAAACAAAACGAATGTCTCTAGTAGATTTTATTGATATGATGAAAGCCCTTAAAAAGGCTACAGGCCGTACTTACGACAATATAGTGAGCGACTTAGTAAATTATGTTTAGTATTACTGTAATACGTAATAAAATAAAATTGATTGTGGTTATTTTTTTGTCAAATACACCGACAAACCCACAGAATGTCATCAGCTCAACTCGCAACTATCAAGCAAAAGCTAATCTACGCCAACCGCAAGACGTCTTATGCTTGGGCTAAATACTACGAGGAAGTAAATAGCCATTTCGGCGACGACAAAGATGAATATGAAAAGTTAGAAATTATTGTCAAGGAAGATAATATCCCGACACATATTAAGACGCAACTAAAAGAAATGGCCGACAAACTAAAACACAAATGGGATTGTTGTGTATGTTTAGACTTTATCGAAACGCTACAAATTACTAGTTGCGGTCACTTTATGTGTGAAAGTTGCTTCGACAGCCTTAAGGATGCTACAGAAGGAAATAAGTGGACTTGTCCCGTATGTCGTAAAAACTTTAATAAACAAGAATAGACTATATAATATTTTCACAAAACCCAAGGAAAATCCTTTAATCATTTTATTTAAAAAATGCGTTTATTACGGAAAATAAATATATTATCCTATAGTAGAATGAAAACATATAAGCAAGAATACGAGGCCGGTAAGAAAAGTGAAGACGAGGTATTGCCGATTATTATTAAATATTTTAATAGAGATATTAAGGCTAGTGTGGGAAGATATACTAGGTATGATTTTGAAGATAGTGAATATAAGTACGAGTTAAAGACTAGAACAAATAGATATTCGCAATTTCCTACAACTCTATTACCTTTAGGAAAACTAACTGGAGATAAGAATATATTTTTATTTCGATTTACAGATGGTCTATACTTTGTTGAATATAGCAAAGAATTATTCGATACATTCGAGGTAAATGATTATGTTAGAAATAGTAGAAGTGATTATACCGACCACGTAGCCAAACATATATTCATACCTATCCAACATCTAACAAAAATTAACTAACTATTTATAAATTATAATATTAGCTATAATAAATGGAACGTGTAGTTTTGAGAGTATCGCCAAACAAAGACAAATTACTTAGAGTAGAATTTAGTGATGGTAAGACTATAGATTTTGGATCATCAAAATATCAACAATATATAATTCATAAAGATGTAAAGCGAAAGAACTCGTATATCGCCAGACACTACCCAAATGAAGACTGGGACAAGAGCGGTATTAGAACGGCTGGCTTTTGGTCTAGGTGGATACTGTGGAATAAGCCAACATTAGTCAGTGCAATAAAAGATTTAGAGAAAAATTTTGGTATTAAGGTACAATTAAGGGACGATTAGATTATTACGTGTAATAATCTATATATCATAATAGATTTTTCCAGAGTAATAATAACGTTATTATTACATATTAATAATATAAATCACTATAATAGATTATTCCCTTGTAATAATCTAAATCCCGCCTTAGAATTTTACTAGAAATCCTAGTAAAATTTTAAATCTTTGGTAATATATATAGAAAGAAATGGATGACGACAGACGACCTGAAAATGATATTGGAAACGCAATAATACAAGCTATAAATTCTTATTTACGACGTAATAGAAATATAGACCCTAGGGTTATGAGTGTTATTAATAATACGTTAAATAAACTTCGAAATATACGCCCTTTGGGAATGGGCGACTTGTTAGGTTTAATAGGCGATATGTATGAGAATAGAATTCCTATACCACAACAACTATTACGCTTTATAGGTCCGGAAGAGATGGAGGTTATTGAGGCAAGACGAGGAAACGGAAAGCCTAGAAAGGTTGGTCGTAAAGTCGGTGGAAACGAAGTTCTAAGAGCCGCCATAAGAAATAAATTACATTCTGTAGAACATTTAGTTCAACCTAATTATTTAGCAGAATTTACACATCTATTAAACTTAGTAAATAATCCAAATCAAAATATTAGTATGGGGTTATGGTATGATGCTAATGACTTAGTTAATAAAATTATACGAAATTCTACAAGGTCAAGAAGACGTCAGGGTGGTAATAGAATTATAGGAGCTGGTATATTTGACTTAATTAGTCCTATCGCCAATATGTTTAGCGGTACATCTTTTAATACACCATTAGATAGTATAATCCCTAGAGAAATATCTACTCAAGTAGCAAGTAGTATTGCTGATGAGGGTCTAAGTGGTGGACGTAAAATGTCTAGAAAAAATCCTTGGATAGCTCACGTCAAGTCTGTAGCAAGTAAGAAAGGTATTAGTTATACCGAAGCCCTTAAAATTGCATCCAAACCTTATAAGAAATAAATATATCTGTTATTAATATAAAGATATGAACCAGCTTAGAAATCTACAATCATACTACCCAAGTTCTTCGGCTAACGGTGATCCAACACACGAGTATATAGATGCCGTTATTACTAATAACTCTACAAATTTAAGCGGTGGATCAATCGACCCAATTCCTGTTGTGTTTAATCAAATAAAGACAAGTAATATTATTGACGATTGTAGCAAATATTACCTTAGTGTAATTCGTTGGTCTGTAGAGACATCTCTACCAGTTATTATTCCTAAAATGGAACTCACTACAACGGCGGGGGCACAAAACAATAGAACAGAATATTATGTAAATATGATATATATAGAACAAAGTAATATTCCTGTATATAGTGATTTTCTTGAGGTTAATAAGAGACAAGTTGTTTTAAACTTAAGAACAGATGCTACTATTACACCCCCAACTAGTCCCGTAACAGTAGGGGATTATTTAAATAATCCATATTACTATATTGACAGCGTTCAAGGATTTCTAGAAAATATTAATAATGCTTATGCACTAGCATTCACAACTTTAAAAAATGGAGCTGGTGATGCACTAAAAAATGATAATGGACCAGTTTTTACGTGGGACGCAACTACTGGAAAAATATGTTTGGCTGTTACACAAACGTATGTAAGAGAAAACTTAGACCATACTTTATTTATGAGTATGAGTACAAGTTTGTATAATTTACTAAATACATTTAATACAGTTCGTATTAACTCAAATGTAGAAAATACAACAGATGGAGCGGATTATGTATTTAATCTTACAAAACAACTAGGATTAAATGAAATATCTTCTTTCACAGGTGGAACCCAATTAGTACCAGTATATAAATATTACCAAGAAAGTTCTAGTGTCCCTAGTTGGTCTCCCGTAAGTAGTCTTGTATTCGTTACTAATAGTATTCCTGTGAATGCTACTCATTCCGGCATACCACAATTTCAAGCTGGGGGTATTGGAGGAACACAAGTGGGTTCTTCTCTAGCTCAAAATGCCACAACCAGTGTTTTAACTGACTTCGAGATACCTATGGAAACTGGTGTAGAATATAGAAATATCTCATACTATTCCCCAACTAGTGAATATCGTCTATTTGATTTTGTAAGTAATCAACAATTAAATAACCTAAATATCAGTATATTTTGGAGAGATAAATACGGGCATCTACATCCCCTAACCCTTCGTCAAAATGCTTCGGCCTCTATTAAATTATTGCTTAGAAAGAAAGATTTTAACGGCCTCTAGATAAACTATTTTATAAAATACAATTTATAAAATCGCTTGGTAAAATAAATATGTTATTCTAATATATAAAAAGGAATGTCTCAGCAAATCGAACCTATTCTAGTTAAAGATGATATACTTATGTGTAGCGACAAAATTGGTTTTGCCGTAAGCAAAGGCGGCCAAAACGTATCGTTTCAGCGTTTCCCTGCTACTAGCACAAGTAGCACATCCCACGTTTATACTATTAACGTCCCCTCGACCAACGTAGTTATGTCGCGCGAAGTCTTATGGACTAGTGAAGTTACATTAACGGTTAGTGGTATTCCCGCTCAAGATAAATATCTATTAGAAGCAGACCCCGACAATAATTTATACGATTGTGTCGCTCCCTTTCCTCTTCACCAACTAACAACGAATTTGTCAGCTCAAATTAACAATACTACGGTAAGTAATACAACTAATCAAATTCTTGACCCTATCCTACGTCAGCTAGAAAAGGGTAAATTATCTCGTTATAATACTACTACACCTGTATATCTTGATAATATTAGTGATTATACAGTAGAATCTGCTACTTATGTTAATTCTCCATTTGGTGGTTTTGAAAGGGCAGTTGATTATAACTACCCCCCTCGTAATTCCTTTAAAGTTTCTCTAGTTGATCCAACCCAAAATAGTGTTGGAAACGGTAATACCGTAAAGAACGTTCAAGTTAGATTTACCAGCACAGAACCCCTTATGTTGTCGCCCTTCGTATATGGTGACGCCGAAAAGAAAGCTCAAGGTATGTATGGTATTAGTCAAATTAACGTTACTATGACTATGGACGCCCTCGCTAAACGGGCTTTCCGTTGGGTTACTAATTCGGCTCAATTCGTATCACCAAATGTTAAATCTGTAACCGCTGTTTCATATGACAAATCGGCTCTATTATGCCGTTTTCTTTCGCCCCATCCCTCGGATATGCTCCCCCAAGAAAACTTAGTGCCATACCAACAATTCACAAACTACCTTAGAACCGAAAACTCTACACTTGCTGCTGGTCTTTCGTCTGTTACTACATCTAACAACATTCAATTATCAGCCATTCCAGACAAGCTCATTTGTTTCATTCGAGACCAACAATCGAACCTCAACGGTTATTCGGCCGATTGTTATGCTACTATTACTGGTGTAAGTATCTTATTCAACAATCAATCTGGTATGCTCTCGTCGGCCGATATTACGGATCTCTACCGTATGTCGGTTGAAGCTGGTTCTCAACAATCGTTCTTAGAATACTCGGGTGTGTCTCGTGTTGGTTCTGCCGAACCTAATGTTGGAGCCGCCGTTGGAACTACTGGCTCGGTATTAGTTCTTAACTTTGCCGAGCATATCGCCCTAAGTGAAGAATTCTATAGTTGTTCTAGTATTGGGAGCTTCAATTTCCAGATACAAGTTAATTACACTAACAATACAGCTCATACTATTACACCTGAACTCAATACCCTCTTCGTTCATTCGGGTGTATTCTCGTGTAATAACGGTGTATCTGCCTCGTATATTGGTGTTCTCAACAAACAACAAGTTCTTGACGCTAGTCTTCAAGTTCCTGTTGGTAAGGCTGACTTAGCTCGTATGGTCGGCGGTGGCTTTTTTGACACAATTAAATCGATTGCCTCGAAAGCTCTCCCTATGATTAAACGTGCCCTTCCTATGGCTAAGAATATCTTAGGTCAAATCGACCACCCTGCCGCTAAAAAGGGTGTCGAAGCTCTAGGTAGCCTTGGTTACGGTGCTACGGGTGGTATGGCTACTGGTGGTATGGAAACCGGTGGACGTCGTCGTATCAAACATCTCTAAACAATAAACAAATTACTAATATATTATTAATATAATATAATAGTAAATGATTGATTCCGCTACAATATCTGCTATTGTTATGGGTATAGTATCTGTAGTGGGTGCAATATCTATATTTTTCAATAGATTACATATTAAGAAATGTATTACCTGTTGTTGTAATTGTGAATGTGCCAATTCTAATCCCCCTAGTAGAATAAACTCAAGTAGTAATAATGGAGTAGTGTTTAATAATCCAAAAAATTCTATAACATCTTTATAATAAATATCTTATTAATATATATAAAAGATGTACGACTCAGATTACGATAGACAAATTGTTAGGCAAATAGATAATATTAACCGTAGATTTATCGCTCATCAACGTGCCGTTGGTCGTGCTAGAATGATAAACGGTGGGGCTGATGTAGGCTCGGGGTTGGCCGGTGGCTCTTTCCTAGACAAAATACCGCTAGTTGGTAATGTAGCTCATATGTTTGGCCTAGGAGATACTGGTGCGGGTATGGAAGGCGGTTCCTTTTTAAATAAAATTCCAATCGTTGGAAATATTGCTAGTATGTTTGGCCTAGGTGAAACAGGTGCCGGTGAAACAGGTGCCGGTCGCAAGAAACGTGTATATAAAAAGAAGGGTGGTGCCGAGCTACTAAATATGGTAGATAAATCGGGCGGTAAGAAACTCGGTAGAGCCATTACGGGTTCGGCCGATACTGGTGCCGGTCGTAAAAAGCGTGTTTATAGAAAGAAGGGCGGTGCCGACGCCCCACCACCAGATGGTTACGAAGTTTTGAAAGGCATAAATAATCCTCGTCTTGATAGCAGAGGGAATGTTATTCCGCTACAACCACGAGCTACAGTAGGTATAATAGGTGTGCCTCCCCCAGTATTAAGAGCTGCTAAGAAAGCTAGCGGTATGGCCGGCGGATCATTCTTAGATAAAATTCCGGTAGTAGGAAGTCTAGCTAGTATGTTTGGCCTAGGTGAAACCGGTGCAGGTCGCAAGAAAGTCCACAAGAAAAGAGGTAAGGGTATCGAAGACGCCCTAGAAGGTGGTCGTGGGACTAAGGCCGGGGCTAAGAAAAATCCTTGGGTAGCTCACGTTAAAGCCGTCGCTGCTAAGAACGGTATTAGTTACAAGGAAGCTCTAAAGGTTGCTAAATCTTCGTATTAAATCTAGATTGTATTATATAATAAAAATATTACTATATAATATAAAGTATTATGGCTGATTTAGAAACCCGACAAGTAAATTCACTATATAGACGTATTAATAACGAGGCTGTAGATGAAGACAAACAGGCTAATAGACGAGCTGTAGAGTTTTCTAAGAAACAAGCTAAGTTATTTAGCCCCGACAAGAAACAAGCCGCTGTTCTAAGTAAGAAAGACTTAGACAGCCTAAAGAAACTACTTAGTAAATTCACAACTACTCTAAACAAATATACTGTAGCATATTCCAAACGTGTTAATATAGATGAAATCAAAGATATTAGTAGTATCCAAGGTCAATACGATATTATTTGTCTATTTTTATCCGGTATTAATCTATCAGCTCTAGATAAACCTGATTATGATAATGTAATAGGTGAATTAGATAAATTATTACCAAAACTAGGTGAAGTTAAACGTCTTATTTATGCCGTTCAAGGCGAATTTGACGAAACTATATTCGAGAAACGAGTTATAGACCACATTCTAACTAACTTTAAAAACCACCAATACGAGCCATTTGGCTCATACACCAACGAAGATGTTGTAGAAGTTGGTCGCCTAATTGGAGAAGAACGAGTTCAAAAAATACGAGATAATGTTGATGCATTTCAAGAACGAGAAGATGATGATGACGTAAATCTAGATGATTACGCCCAAGTACAACAATTGCCTATTGGTGTTCCAATTCCCGACCAAGATATTATAGATGAACTAGAACAAGATAAGGTTACACTAACTGGAATATTTGGCGTTTTAGTAGATTATGCTAATACCGCTACACCAGCTCTTCGTCGTTCTATTAACCAAAGAATACAACAAATTCAAGGTATTATTACTACTATAGATAATGCTATAGATGGTAGTATCCAAATAACAGGAGACCTGTTAGATAATATCCAAAAGATTGTCAGTCAAATGGAAGATTTTAGAAACTTTTTATTACGAAACAATTAATTATCTAACATACTATAAATGATTATTAGATTAGATTTAGAGCCAATTTATAGCGACGAGTGGTTAGCCGAGCAAGAAGGAAAGTATTTTGACGAGACCTATTATAATCATATTATACGAGAAGATACTGATGTTTATTGTGGCGATAAACTACTATTGAAATTTAGAAAAGGTGTTCTTCCTAAGGAAGAATGTTCTGTAGTATTTAATAATCTAAAAAGACACGCTAGTATTCAAAAAGATAATAGGGGGTCGGCAGCGGGTCTATTAGATATAACTAAAGCCCCTAAATATGTAAATAGTTTTAATAAAGTTAGTAAATATAACTCTAAGGGCTATTATAACAAAGATGGGTTACTTATTAATAATACGATTTCTAATTTATCCCCTAGTAATATTATAGGGTTTTTCGACAGACCCGACAGAAACTTAGGAAAGAACGCCCCTAAGTGTAGATTAACATCTTTTACGAAAACACATTTTAATAAGTGGACTGAATGTATTCCTTATTTTATATCTTGCGACAAAATATTCAAAGAATTAATATATGATAAGTGGTTAAAACAATATAATAGGTCTAGATTGACTGATTTTTATATAGATGATACTAGTTTTTCTACTATCACGTGTAATCTTAACTTTAGAACAGCTCTACATAAAGATAGTGGTGATTATATAGATGGTTTTGGTGTTATTAGTGTTGTAGAAGATGGTATATATGAAGGTGGTTATCTAGGTTTATTAAAATATGGTATAGCCGTAGATATTAGAACAACCGACCTACTTCTTTTTGATCCCCACGAATTCCATTCTAATACAGAAACTATAGGAGAAAACTATAGTAGATTAAGTTTTGTGTGTTATTTGCGGGAGAATATGATAAAATGTAAAGATATTAGTATTTTAGAAGAACTATCTTTACTAAACTTTCTAAAAGACAATAATTAAAGTTCTATTAGTTCAATTAGAATTATTTGACAGAAAAATAAATTATGATGTTATATTTTACTAATACACCTAATACATCTTCATCAAAAATGATTGGTATTAATATAACATCATAATCTATTCGTTAAAATATAAAAATAATTTTCTATCTATATATAAAGAACAAATGGAAGAAATCAACGGCCTAGCTAATAATATTAAGACCCTAAAGGCCAATATGGCTATTTTAAAAAAGCAATTGGCTACTAAGAAAGAATGTGTTAAGAAAAACGCCAAATATAGTACCGACGAATCCTTTAGAGAAGAGCGAAAGAAGAAATCTTTAGAATATTATTATAGAGTAGTAAAACCAAAAATCGAAAAGGCTAAAATAGTTACTGAATAATTTCCCCCAGAAAAACCCAAGGAAAAACCCAAGGAAAATTTCAATATACCCAT